CAACAGTGGAAAGAGAATTGAGACGTCAAGGAAAAAATCTCTATCTTGACTTCTTAGACAAGAACGTTGACATCCCTGCCCCTATCATCAAGCAAGCGATGAAGGAGGCTTTACAAATTACGTATGCGTATGTGCCTAAGGCTGAGGACAAGTCTGTTGTTTCTAGTATTGAGAGAGGCGCGGGCACCTTAGCCAGCACCGCCATTCGTCTTATTGACAGAACACCGTTTGTCAACTTCGCTATTCCGTTCCCTCGTTACATGTCCAATGCTATGGCGTTCTTCTATCGCTATAGCCCCGCTGGTGCTGTAGGAGCTACAGAAGAACTAGCAGCAGCACATAGGCTGTCTAAGAAAGCAATTGAGACAAACAGCAAAGAGACGATGGCGCAGGCAGAAAAGATATACAGAAGCGCTAGCGAGAAGTTCATTCAATCTGCTGTCGGTACAGCAGCATTAGCCTCTGCCTATGAATACAGAAAAGAAAACCCTGATGTTCCTTGGTATGAAGTGAAGAACAATGATGGTGAAACCATTGACATCAGAGGCTTAGGTAACCCTGCAAACTACTTCGCTGTTGCCGACATCATGGCAAGAGTTGAACAAGGCACCTACAGCGGTAAAGAAGCCAAAGACGCCATTGAATCTGTTGTTGGTATGAAGGTGAGAGCAGGCAGTGGTGATACCTACATTGACAGAGTCATTGGCATCTTTGACAGCGAGTCCAAGATGAGAGAGTTCTTCATCGAGCATGGCAAGTTTGTTGGGGATGTTGCTGGTGGTTTCACTCAACCGTTCGTCATTAAGCAGCTTGTTGACTTTGTCAATCTCGTCAGAGACGAAGGCACTGTTGTTCGTGACCCTAACATCATTGAATCTGAATCGCTGTTAGGGGCTACAGCAGAAGCAGCCGCACAGCGTGTCATGGGTAAGCTGCCTGTGTTGAAGGAACAACTTCCTGAAGCCGTCATCAGACTCACACCAGAAGAACTATCTAGAGAAGGTGAATTCTTCAACAGACTCATTGGCTTCAGACAAACTATTCAACGCTCTCCGTTAGAGTCTGAAATTGTTCGTCTCAACCTAAACCCCTACGAACTGTACGGATCTGGTAGCGGAGACAGACAGTACGACAGGGCCTATATTAGGAACGCTAACGAACTCATCACCAACATTGTCCCTAATTTGATGAGGAGTAATAACTACAGGATGTTGCCGGATGATGAGAAGTTGCTCAGACTTTCATCCGCGATTAGAGAACAAGCCTCTATTGCGCGTGTAAAGACCAAGGAAGAGTTCAAAGCTGCGGATCTTGAGCGCTTCTACAAGATGAGGTTTAATAGCTTGCCTGCACGCATACGTCGTAGCATCAACCTACGTTATGCTGAAGATAATGACGGTGTGAAGCTCGATGAAGCCAAGGATTGGTTTAGTCTTGACAAGTATGAAGCTGAGTTGAAAGCCAGGACAGGCTCCTTACCTGAACAGACTAACAGAGCATTCGGTAGATAGCGCATATTCGCTGTACAGCAAAAAGGCCCAATTAAGGGCCTTTGTTTTTGGTGCGGAGAAGGGGATTCGAACCCCTAAAACTCAGGGTTTAAGCCTGATACGTATGCCAATTCCGTCACCCCCGCTGTTGTTGGTGCTGGAGATGAGACTCGAACTCATGAAGGTTTCCCGACGGCTTACAAAACCGTTGCAATTGCCGCTATGCGACTCCAGCTTTGGCGCATCCAGTAGGAATCGAACCTACAACCTACGCCTTAGAAGGGCGTTGCTCTGTCCAGTTGAGCTATGGACGCTTCTTTGTCAATGCCTCTTATACTCGTCCGTCACATTGACAGAGTCTTCAACACCGCAATAGTGACACCAATCTAGCCACACAGGATAGGGTGCCATTAGCGTCTCTCTAGGCTCTCCACAGAGAGTGTAATGACGTCCACTCCGTGTCACAGCCTCCATCTTCTCCATGTCAAAGCTCTGGATTGCTGTAGACACCCTAGTTGCCCACATGTCTGTGAAGTCAAAGCCAACGATGTGTCGCTCTAGTTCTCCTTTATATTCAATCTCATAGATTGACCAATCTTGGACACTTACAGACTTGCAATGTTCAATGGACGTTACGGGAGTTAGAAACATTTTTGATCCTCTGAAGGTTGTCGAAATAGGCCCTGTCAAAACCACGTTGCCATTCTTTTCCGCGTGTTGACGTCAAAGAATATTTACACTCAAGCCATCCTCTGCTGAAGGCGTAATAGCCCTCCTTGAATGCATAGGATGGCTCTACTTTTCTCATCTCCATTGCTGTCCTCGCTCTGGTGTTGTTAAGGAGCCTCAATGTTGCCACACCGAAGCTCTGCTGTCAACTCTTGTTCTTGATGTAGGTGGCGTCTTCTTCAATTGGATACATGTCACCGATGAAGATGGTGAAGAAAGGAATCTTGATGATGACGCCTGTGTAGCACAAGATTTGATCGTGCTTGGTGATGTTGCCATCATCATCGTAGTAGTCTGTACGGTAGCAATTTTCGTTGTTGTATTCGATGTCAAAGCCAATGCCTTGACGCAAAGTAATCATGATGCTCATTGTTGTTCTCCATCTTCATATTGCATCTTAGCCACGATGTAGTCTTTCACCAAGCTACTGCGGCAGATGTCATCTACAGTGAACTCAAATTTACTGAATTGCTTCATAGCACCAGCAATGTTCAAGAACTTGTTCAAGCCAGACTTATCGTCTTTCTTCTTCAAATCAGTCTGACGTACATCACCACAGAAGATGATTTTACTGGTGTGTCCAACGCGGGTGATGACGGTGTCGAGTTCTTCAAAGTTGCAGTTTTGGAACTCATCAACGAGGATGATGCTGTTGCTAAAGGTGGTGCCTCTGATGAACGATGTAGACAAGAACTCCACATGTCCTTGCTCACAGAGCCTGTCCCAAGCGTCCTTGCGTGCAAACAAGTCTGTTGTGATTTGACGATAGGGCTGGATGTACACCTCCATCTTCTCATCAACACCACCAGGCAAATATCCCATCTCTCTGCTTTGTACAGCAGACCTGATGATGACCACCTTACCAAACGGTGTAGACCTATCTAGGACGTCTTCTAAGGCTTTGTACAGGGCGATGTAGGACTTGCCTGTACCTGCAACACCGTGAAGACACATGAAGTAGTGACCTCTGGCATAGGCTTCAAAGAAATCACGTTGTGTATCACTCTTAGGCTGAATCGTTGACATGTCGTCTAGCTTCACCTTAAGAGAGTTTGTTCGCTGCGCTGGAGGCGCTTCACCAGAGCCCTCAAACAAAGCCGCCCTCTTCTTCGTTACCATAAATCTCCTTCCTACAAATGAAAAGAGGGCCATTATAGCCCTCTGTTTGTTACTGATTAGCGAATTTCACAGCTACCTGCGGTACAGGACAACATCTGAATTCCCTCAACGTTGTCCGTCATCTCTAGGAAACCGTCCCAATCGATGTCGGTTGGCATTAGCTTCAGCATCTCTTCGTATTGATCTCCATTGATTTCCTCATATGGAGCCTGGCGATAAGTGCCTCCGTCATATGGAAGGAAGCTAACGCCAGTGATTTCATCGAAGTGTTGCCACACCCAAGCACCAACAGCAGGCCATTCCTCTTCCTTCACAGAGATGGTCACAGAAGGCTTGTGCTCACACCAGTGACGTTGGAACATCAACCACAGCTTCAGATGCTTCAAAGCATCGATGTGATCGCGCAGAACAGCATCACCATCTGACTTCATCGGGAAGGAGAAGACAGTGGTGCTTTCTGGCTTCATCACACAAGGCTCAGCGGGGAAGCCTGCTTGCTTCATGAAATCCGTCAGAGGATCTTTGTTGTCACTGCGGACACGACGGATGTAATAGGCAGAGTGTTGTGGATGAATACCACTGGCAGTGCCTGTCAGTTGTGATGCTGTTCCTTCAGGCTTGACACAGGTGATAGCAGCCGAGACGTTGATGCCAATGTCAGCAGCAAACTTGGCGTTGGTTTCAACGGAGATGGCCCTCAGACGTTCAAGAATAGCAGGCAACTCAGGATTGTCCGGGTTGTTCAGAAGAGCATTGTCAAGAATGCCCGTCATAGACACACCCAACAGGCGCTCTTGTTCTGTGTTGGTCTGCCAAATCTTCCGCAGATATGGGAAGTTGGTCATCGTCGATTGAAAGGTGCCCAAGATCGTTGCCATAGCAACCTTATCAGCCAATCGCTCCACAGTATCACCGCTACGAACAGCAATGGTAGATAGATTGCAGAATTGATAAGGACGAAGAATAATCTCGCTGCAAGGGTTCGTACCCCACTCATGGCCTAGTTCTCTCCTTCCATTCTTAGCTGCTTGGAGATCGCTTGCATAGCGGCTGAAGATGCCTCGCTCACCACTGTGGCTGTCATAGATGGAGCACCACTCACGCATGAACTTACCGACATCAGGCTTGCTGTCATACACAGCGCTGTTGTTTGCAAGAGCACGCTGACCGTTGCCGTCCCACCAACTTCCTGCCTTAGCGTGCGCCATGCGATCATCGCTGAGATCAGACAATGAAATCATTGCACTACGACGAACACCACCAACCACAACAACTTCACCAATCTTGCACAGGATGTCATGTGCCTCAAGACTGGTCAGCTTACGGCCTACAGCGCCTTTGAACTTGGCAACAACATACTTGAACAGGTCTTCCAGCGGACCAGGCCCACTGGCACGCCCACCAAAGGTCTTCAATCGTGTGCCTGAGGGACGCACAGCAGAGACGTCCCATTTTGGGATTTCACCTGCATAAAGAAGGGCGATGATTTGACGCAAAGACTTTGCCCAACCTTCCTTGGAGTCCTTGACAACAACCACAGTGTTAGAGTCAAAGAGACGATCAGGTACTTCAGGGAGCTTGTTGACATACTTTTGTTCCACGCTAAAGCCTACACCAGTGCCACACAGCAGGATGTACATGGCTTCATCAAACGCCTTAGCGTCGTCAATGGGCATATAGGAGCAGTTGTAACCAGCAACGTTCTGACGCTCCAGAGCCTCACCAGCGGTCATGATGGCACGCATAGACGGCAACACCTCACGATTGACCATCTCTGTTTCCAGCTTCTGCCGCAGATCAGCAGGGATGTCGTAGTTGTGGTTCTTCTTCAGATGGGTCTGCATGAAATCGAAATAGCGCTTGACGCTTTCATGCCAATGCTCACGACGTCCTTTGTCGTCAAGGAAACGTGCATAGCGGCTCTTTGCAATGTAGGTTTGATATGGTGTCATTTATTCTTCCTCACAGATACAAAAGGCAGCATCTCTGCTGCCTTAACAAAACGGGGTCGGTGGTTATATCACATTAGCGTTCGTCTCCACTACCTCCTATGACGTTACGTTGTTGACGAGAGTATAGCTTGTTGATGTTGTACATAGCCACTTCAGACAACGGGATGTCATACATCTTAGCAATGCTTGAGACAAACCACAAGACATCACCAAGCTCTTTCTTCAGCATCTCTGTGTAGTTGTCTGAATAACCGTCTCTAATGGCTTTAGCACGAAGGCTACAAACTTCTCCAACTTCACCAGCTAAGCCATTGAATAGATATTCATTGTTCTTAGCTGAGTCAAGCGCAAACTTCCAAGACTGCTGTTGATAGGTGTCAAAGTCATTCATCATCTGTGTACCAATACCTGCAATAGAAGTGTTCACCAAATTCATCGATGAGTGAAGATGGATAACCATTCTCAATCAACCATGCTTGATGGTCTGTCACACCGTCAGGGATGGTCTTAGGAAACCCATATCTCCACCCCGATGGTGGATCAATCATAAGCTGTTTCATGCTGTGTTGGTTCCGTAGTAGCTGCCGTCTGGCATAGGCTCGTCAAACAACGATGGTGCTAGTTGCTTGATGATGGTGCGGCATTGCTCTGCCACTTCCCTATGTTCTTTCTGTGTAGCAACATCACAACGAACTTCGATGTAATGCAACCAGCTACGAAGCGTACCATTGACATACATCCTCGACATCGTCAGCCCTTCAGGCAACACCTTCCGAGCCACTTCCTTTGCTACACCATTTGCCAGCGCTTGCTCATAAGCCTGTCTAGCCTTGATCCACACCGACACTTGCTGCTCTGTCCACCAGCGTGTTAGCTCTCGGTCTTCAGTGGGGATGGAGTTTTGTCTGTTCTTGTTGTCTTGTAGCCTGGCTTCACCGACGCTGTAGTCAGTGACTTCAGCATAGCGCTGGCTATTGTGAACAACAATGCCGTTGGCTACATAGTTATGGCTTTGATGATCAACCTCGATGTCATACGTTTCTTCTTCTCCTACAAACTCAATCTTTTCAATTGTTACCCATTTGACCACATGTGTGTTTTCTTTCTTTGGCTTAATTCCAAGTTGTTGCCACCCTGGCATATCTTTTTCTCTATGGTGTTCTCTATGACAGACACGACATAGAAGCTCCCAATTGTTTTGATCGTGGGTTAAAGAAGGATCTACAGACACAGGTATCTTGTGGTGAATGTCTAAGACACCACCAACTTCACCACATTTTTGACATGTGTAGTTGTATTTTTCTCTGAAGAGACGTGCGTCTGTTTCGTTGAGTGGTTCTCTCTTATGAGAATTACCTCCACGATACCAGTTGTGGTTCACACCACGGGCTTTGGCAATCTCACTTTGCCTTTTCCTTTCTTCAACTGTGCGCGGACGTAGTGAGTATCCTGTTTTGTTTTTATTCCACGGCTCATAGGTCTTAACAACTTCATCTTTTGTGTAGCTGATGTTATGAACTTTCAACCACTTCCTCAAAGTGTTGTAATTTGTTTCTGTTGTCTCTGACAACCACTCAAGACCTCCACCCAAAAAGATGCTTTCCTTTTTAGCATTTAATAGAGTTTCCTTGTCTTGATACCAAGGAACCCCGTTAACGCCAACAACAGGTTTGTTCACAGACATCAAAGCTCTTCCGTTTTTCAACGAAAGACCAACAATGTTTTCTAAACTGTTGAACCCATCTTTTGTTAGAAACTTGTGTTCCTTTGTTGTTTTAATCTTCTTACCGTCACTTAGAGTAATTTCAAAAACAGGTTTTGTTCCTGTCTTGAATACCTCTTTGATGTGTGCTGTGGTTAGTTTGTTTGATTCCTCATCGAACACTTTTATGTGCATTGCCTTCAATCTATCCTGCATTGAGGGCTTCTGCCATTTACGATACAGTTCTTTAATTTGCATCTTATAAGTAGGTTTATAGGAACCTACTTTTAATTTGCTGGGAACAGCAAAGTAAATGTCAGTGTCTCCAGATAGACAAAACTCTTGGAAGCTGAAGCTGCGATGTCGAAGAATCTGACGGGCAATGTCTCTCGTTGTTTCCAGTTCTATACAGATGTTGCCCATTTCAAACACAGACCAATGTCCATGCTTCATGCAATAGCGCAACAACTTACCTGCTGTTGCGTCGTTGCTTTGATTGCTAGGGTTGCTCACCCGAGCGCAATAGGCAACGACGCTCTCCAGATTAGGCGTTGCCCAGATCAGCTTCGCTCTTGCCGTCATCGTCTACTTCCTTAATAGAAATTGGAGACTCGTCCAGCCTATCCACAAACTCTGTCAGAGCTTTGGTGATGGTGGTACGAAGAATGAGTTGCACTTCTTCATATGTCAACTCATAAGAAACCAAAGCACTACCATCTTCCTGTTCAATCACTTCATGAATCTGCATCTCTGTTCTCCTTAGACGCGAATATATTGATCTTCAGGATCAATACCGTTCTTGATGTCTTGTGCTTCATCGCTGGTGAAGTAGTAGTCAAATAATACTTCCATTCCCTTCATCGTCCTCAACGTCACAAGCTGATCTTCAGGATGACGATGTTCAAAATCATCCCCTTCAGCTTCCTTCTTCAAGTCAAAGTAGTCCTGCTTTAGGATGCACTTGAAGAAGCCATAGGCTGTGTCGTAGTCCAGCTTTAGTGTGATGTCATTCATTTCTTTCTTTCCTTTCGTTCAAGAAGTGTCTTCTTTGTGTGGCATTCTTTACAAAGTACCTGCAATTTGTCCATTTCGACGTACAACCTTTCGATGAATACGTCCCAACTGACGAAGCCCTGCTTAGGGTCAACAACAGGATCGATGTGGTCTACAGCAATGTTCTTTGATGTAAAGGCATCGCTGCATTGAGCACATCGATAGTGCAGGGCTAGTTTACCAGTGTCTTTGTTGATCTGTCTACCTACTTCAGCATCCTTCAGCACACGCCATTTGACAGGCCACCGATGAGACGCTGATCTTAGAGCGCTGACAACAAAGCTACGGAACCTAGCCTCTGTCCATTGTCCGCTGTTGCGTAGCTTCACCATCCAAAGGGTTCTGTACTACGAACAGGAAGATCACTAATAGTGACAAGCCCGTCCCTCTCCCTACGCTCAATCTCCCTGTTGATGTACCAGGCAGCTTTACGTAGGTCTTCAATGTCGTTGCCTTTGTGATCAGCACGCCATAGATATTTGACAGCGTTGCCAACACAGAAGCTCATGTGTTCTGTCACTTCTATGCACTCTATGCCACTGGGATGAGCCAGATAGTGCTGTGGATGATTGACATTGTCCTTCACTGTTGTTCCTTTGTCGGTGGTGTCCACATTTGTCCTTTGTAGCGTCTAAGCCACAGCAGCCTACCATTCTCAACAACTCTGTCTACGTTTCCTTCATAGGCTTCAACACAGACATTGAACATATCTACTTCTGTGCTGATTTCCTCCAACATCCTAGCAGCCTTCACAGGACCAACGCCTCTGATGCCGATGATGTTGTCAGCAGAATCTCCCATCAATATTTGTTGATAGAAGAATTTGATGGCTTCATCTGGAGTGATGAAGAGATGTTCTCGTTTGACGTAGTTGTAGAAGTGAGTAGGTATTTGCTTGAAGTCTTTATCAACGCTGATGATGCAACATTGATGTTGTAGCTTGGTTGATTCAATGGCGATGAGGTCATCTGCTTCTTCGTTGACAGCAACAACAGCCTTCCATTGCTTCTTCAAATAAGCCTTCACCTTCTTCAGATGCTTTGGCTTAGGCTGTGTTCTGTTGCCTTTGTATGGTGCAGTGGTGGCTATGGCTTTTCTGAAGTTGGTGTCTCCAGATAGATACAGCTTCCATTGGTCATACCATCTATCAACGTAGTCGCACGATAACAGCGCTCCTGTTACGATGCTGTCTACAGTGTGAT